GGGAGATTCTCTCTCCCTCACAGTCCTATCCAAGACTACTAATAGTCTTCTGTGGAAAAGACAACCCTCACTACAGGAGTAGATGGCCATGACTCAGAGAACCAGAATAGTGACAGCACCACGGGAACGTGGTACTTACCATTATAAAGGAGATCTGATAGGTCTGGATATGCGTTACGAGTCAATGCGAGCCTCTTGCCAAGACGAAGTTGGTCTTGCAGGAGATTGCCATGACTTCCTAGTAGACCGAAGGGTCTACACAGGTGGTATCCTGAATACACATAATCCGACGAGCTTTGTACAGTTCGCGAATTATGCTGCATCAGGACTCAGTAACAACCAGATCACACCATGGACCAATTTCCCTGGAGAGCTGACCAATAGTGCATATGCACTAGAAGCAGCTGCGCGGACAAACCCATCACGTCCTTACGTGGACGTGGTGACGAATGTCTTGCAACTCGGTGAACTTACCCACCTAATTCGTGATGTAGGAAATAACATCATAAAGAGGGCAGGTAATTGGAATCTCGCTTACCAATTCGGCATTAAGCCATTGGTAACCGATTTGGTTAAGCTTACTCAATTTCATGAACAAGTCGCGAGACGTGTTCTAGAAATCAAGAAGCTTTATTCCAAACGAGGTCTCCGGAGAACAGTGCACCTTGCTAACCTTAGCGCTAGTAATAACGTTATGGTTCAGGTCAACGGTGCTGGACAATCTTTTTCTGAGAATGTTCAGCGCCGTGGCCGCCGCATAATAAGGGCTCACTGTAGGTGGTTACCTACTGAAGAGGTCTTAATAGGCGGAGACAAGGAGGCCGTGCGACTAGCCAAGAAGGCCGTGTTAGGCCTCACGTTTGATGCTTCCACTGCGTGGGAGCTCATTCCGTGGTCTTGGTTAATCGACTGGGGATACGATATCGGGGGCTGGTTTAAGGCCCATCGAAACATCGTAAACGCCAGGCTTGATAAAATTGCTATTATCAAGCAGACGACCACAGACGCAGACTTTAGTGTATGGTCTAATGTTAACCACAATATGACTCGTGGTAACACTACGATCATCACGAAAAGTCGTGCACTGGCCACTGCTAATCCTGTTGCTCATTTGCCGTTTCTATCGGCAAATCAAATGGGCATACTTGCTTCGTTAGCTGTAACGAGGATGTAGTATCCCTCTTACACTTGCTGGCAATGGTGCCAGTGAAGCAAGAAAAGGAGTAAATTCATGTTCGCTGATCCTGCAGTCGTCACCATCAACGCGGTGGCCAAGAACCTCGTTCGTATTAATCAGGACAAGTATTCTTCGGAATACATGCTCCGGACTTCTACGGAAGAGTTTCGGCTCAACCTCAGGAACACATCGTATACTGATAAGAAGCGTGGTGTCAAGATTGATCGACACAACGCGGAACTCATCCATACGGTGTTCCCGGTTGCCCCAGCGACCCTTTCAACTGTTCGAAAGGTTTACGCCGTCATCGAAAATCAGCAGGGGGATACCCTTGTTGATCCTCGGAACGTCGCGCTTGGGTTGTTTGCGTATTTGAATAGCGCAAACATCGACAAGTTGATGAATCTCGAGTCGTAATATAGAGCCCCTTCCATAAGGGCCTATCTTACGATAGAAACTCGAGATGATCTCTGCAGACCAGTGACTTGGATCCATTTCCTCCAGAATAGGAGCAATGAATGAAAAGCCAAGTTAATGAACTACTCCATGTCGCTGCCGGCATCTGTGAAGATGCATGGCGGACATACCCGGAGCTAAAGGTTGGTTTATCCAAAGATTTGGATAGGCTCACCCTTTATTGTCAAGCTAGAGGTCAAAGCATTTTTCTGCTTGATCTCCCTCACTTAGAATCCCTCCTACTGGCGGGACTCGAAAGTGGGCGCCTCTGCTTAGAAGGTCCTCTCTCTAAGAGGAAATCTCCTAAGTGCCATGTGCCGCTACTTTTTGCGGGACTATGGTTGCGCGTGTTTGACAAAGACTCCTGCTTGAAGCATGAGGTAGATGTTAACGCTCTTTTCTTTCTTCGACAACTTTTGGTTATCGGAAAAAGGATCGAGGTGGTCTGCAGTGATTCTCGAATCGAATCGAAGATCACTGACTACCATAACATCGAAGCAACTCTTCGCCTGCCCAGTTTTACATGGCAGGATGATGAGTTGATCTTCCGTGGAATTGGGAGAAATTTGGATGAATTCCAATATCCCTCCAGACCTGGTCGTAATGTCGACCACCGTATGGGTAGTACTTTGTCTTCTGATGGGCCTTCACTATATGAAGAAGGACCAAAAGTAGATGAGGTATCTAACCGTAACGGTACGGAAGAAGACGAACTCGAACGTGATCTTACACGAGTGCACCTTGCACAATGTGTCGATCATCTCTACCCTTTTCATTATGATAAGGTGGGTCTTTTCGCGAGAAGAGACCGAGCTTTACATGCTGAACGAGTAGATAGAATTCGCCTCCTCAGTCAGATCCAACGAGTAGCGGATCTGATTATCGGTTCATTTGACGAATTCGACCCTGAAAGCTATTCTGCTTTCTTGGAAGAATCTGGCAAAGGAATCGGCTTCAAGCATGGCCCTGGTGCTGTCGCAGAACGGTTAAAGCAACATGAGAAGTCATGTTTCCCAAACTGGCCTGCTAAGCTAAACCATGTCTTTCCATATGATACCTGCGGTAGAACCGTAGGGTCACCATTGGAAAGACCATCTCTTCACGAGATGGCCTCTCGATTGATTTGTGTGCCAAAGACCGCTAAAGGTCCTAGGCTCATTGCAGCAGAGCCAACATCACATCAGTGGTGTCAGCAGCTGTTGCTTAGGTTCCTGTTTGATCAATGTCGTGCGACCTTTGGGTCACATTTCATCGATTTCAGAGACCAAAACAAATCAGCCGACATGGTTTATTCGGCATCCTTGGACCGAAAGCTTGCAACCGTCGATTTGTCGGATGCAAGTGATCGATTGACGTGTTGGACCGTGGAGCGCGTATTTAGAAGGAATCCTTCTTTACTACGCGCCCTGCACGCCGCACGTACGAGGTATATCCGAGATGACAATCTTGGATATCCTAACTTCCTGTCATTACGGAAGTTTGCCTCGCAAGGGACCGCAACCACTTTCCCTGTTATGA